ATCGACGGATACCTCGACCTCAGCGGCTGCGACCTGAAGGGCATCACGTTGCCCACCACCATCGGCGGATCCCTCTACCTCAGCGGCTGCGACCTGAAGGGCATCACGTTGCCCACCACCATCGACGGATACCTCGACCTCAGCGGCTGCGACCTGAAGGGCATCACGTTGCCTAAGGGCGTCCACGTTATCAAATAAGGAGCCTTTATGAGCCATCCCATCACCGCCACCGTTCATCTCTCAACCGGAGCGTTCGGCCCCGTGTTGACCGTCAGGCACAACCTGTCCGGCGCCTGCCTCTTTCAAACGTTCGCGGGTGACTGCCTCGGCATGGATCGCGTGAACTCTTGGGCGAAAACCAACGGCGTGACGATGTGTGCTGGCTACCGTATCGCAACTGACCGGGCCGCGTGATCGCCATGGATGAGCACAGCGCACTCAACGAGCAGCTTCGAGGCATCGCGCATAACGCGGAGGCCATGCGAAACACCGGCCTCTCAAGTTCGGATTTTCGGGGCATCGCGTTTGTGTTTCACGCCGTTCTGATCGCGTCCATTTTCGTGTTTCGGTGACGCCATGCAGACCACCAGCTACCCAAGCATCTATTGTCTCAATGTGATCGCAGCCGACAACTACCGACACGAACACAACCAACTCAACACTTACTGCCGCGCCGCACTTGGCGCGCTCGGGTTGCACGATGTCGAGTCGATGAACGAATTCACGGAACGAATTTTCCCCGCGATGGTCGAGGCCAAGCGGTAGATCGTAGACAACATACATGGGCGTGAAAGGTTTCGACAGGTTGTCGTAGCCGCAAGCGCAGGCGGGGGTTGATCGGATGGCCCCCTTATCAATCCGATCAAAACAAAACGCCAAGAACATCGTTCAGTTCTGCCGTGATGTCGTCAGCCCTGCCCCTTTGGTGCAGGCCGCGTAGCCAGCCAGTAATAGACGGTCCTGAGCCCGTCCGTATCGCTCAGGTGGTGGAGGTGGCGAAAGCTGCCCCGAAGCGAAAAGCCTGTAATCCGCAAACGGTATCGATTTTCTTGGACCCGGGTTCGACTCCCGGCACGTCCACCAACACCCGCAAGCCTCACCGAGTAATAGGGTGAGCAAGCGGAAGGCTATTTTTCTTGTCCCGCTTCAATCCTTAATTTTCAACATGACGATGTTGAGGGGTTGCGACTGAGCAGAGAACGCAAGCGCCGTGGGATAGGCGATCTTGCCCTGATGCAGGCGGCGTAATTTGGGGCGCGTCCACACAGCCCGGACCCTGCAGCACCGTGGATGACAGAGCAAAGCTTCGAGCTGGTGAGAGGCCAGCACAAAGGAGAAGCTATGTTCCAACAAATGAGTGTAGATCAATTCGCGCTTCTGCGTCGGTTATACCCAGGATTCATATCGGGACCCTGTCGTGATCCCCTTGCGCTCGCTCTATACGAGTTGATGCTCTACCGCGAACTCGGCACCCTCCAACAGTTGTCCTATGCCACGGATGCGGTTGCGGAGCTGCGAACGGTCGAGACAGAGGTCCAACGCCTTCGCGAAGGACTCCAGAGAATCTATGACATCGAACAAGGCGCCACAGGAAACAGCGTCTCTACCGCGATGGCCGGGATTGCTGCCGATTATATCCACATCCCCTGCAAGTGCCACAACGGCGCAAATTTGAGTCAGCCATGAAGAAAATCATCCGTCTGAAACCATGGAAGAAATTGAAGAGGGCAGCATGATCCACATCACGAAGTCCATCCATGAAAACAAAGTGCTCGGTCTTAGCCCCAGTCTCTGCGTCCACGCCACACATCTGTCCACCGACATCACTGGAATCGTGTTCCGTGACGTCATGGATTGCCCGATCAATCTACTCGATAACCTTGCAACCGCAGACTGGTCACACCCGCTGCTTTCCGAGATGCGGCACGAAGCGCTCCAGATCCTGGTGGAAAAAGCAGAACAGGCGCAGAGTATCCAGCACGAGGCGTTCGGGATTCTGGCCGAACGCGATGCGGCATGAGAATCGGAGCCCCGCCAACCCGCTACTGGTGCGAGCAATGCGGAGCTGAAGATCCATGCACCTACGAGCACACCGAACTCGAAACCACGGAAGCGTGGGGCATTCCTGCGACCACAACCGAGACCTACATTCTCACCGATTGTTGCAACGCGGACGTGATCATCAGCGTTGATCGCTACCGAGTCACGCGGCGCCGCACCATCCACATCAATCGAGCCAAATATCTGGAGACAGCAGCATGAGCGAGCCCCAAACGTCCCTGGTCATCGAAGGAACGCCGATCCATGAAGAACGGTTAGGAGCGGTTGCGACCTATCAATCATCGACCCCGGCGATCCCGACCAATCCCGCAGAGATGCTCTACCTCGCCATGTCGCAGGGCCGGGGGATGGAGGAACTCCAGAAATTCATGGACCTCAAGGACCGGTGGGAAGCGTCCGAAGCTAGGAAGGCTTTCGTTGCCGCCCTTTCCCGGTTTAAGGGGAACGATATCGTGGTCACCAAGGACCGCAAGAACAACCAGTATGATTCCAGGTACACGTCTCTTGGAAATCTGGTTGATACCGTGACTCCCTTCCTGAGCAAGGAAGAGCTTTCTGTTGATTGGAAAATCGATCAGACCAAGCCCGGAATCATTCGGGTGGGCTGCACGATCACACACAGCCACGGACACAGCGAAACAACGTGGTTTGAATGTCCTCCGGACAAGTCTGGGAACAAGAATGGGATCCAGGAAATCAAGTCCGCCATCACTTACGCTAAGTCCGTAACCTTTGAATCCATCTGCGGCCTAGCATCGACCGAGGCGAATATGGACGATGACGGCAATGGTGCTCACAAGAAAAATCCCGTCAAGGATTCTACCGGCGCAGAAGTCCCACCTGTGGACATCGAGAAGGCCCTGGCGGACATCGGCGGCGCGGCGACCGTTCCCGCGTTGGTGAAGGCTTTCAACCTGCACTATGGCCTAGCCCAGAAGGGTAAGGATAGGCCGGTCATGGAACAGCTGATGGCAGCACAAAACAAGCGGAAAGCGGAGATCACGAAAGGCGGCACAAAGTGAAGATCATCAATGTAGAGCAAGGTTCGGCGGCATGGAAAGCTTCCAGGGTTGGCCGCGTGACCGCCTCCCGAATCAAGGACATCCTAGCCCAAGGAAAGAGTGGAAAAGAATCCGCCTCCCGTGCCGATTATCGCATGCAGCTTGCTTGCGAAGTCCTGACTAGAGAACCACAGGATGACACGTTTTTCTCGAAGGAGATGGCCTGGGGTATCGAACAAGAGCCATTCGCACGCGGCGCCTACAACGCATCAGAAGGGGTCATTGTTGATCTGGTCGGGATGGTGATCCACCCCAAGGATGACCGCTGTGCAGCCTCTCCGGATGGCATTGTCAACTGGGACGGGGGAGAGTCTTTCGATGGGCTCGTGGAGATCAAGTGCCCCAAGACTAAGACCCACGTAGGCTACATCCAAGCGGGCGGCGTCCCCACGGATTACCAGCCGCAGATGCTCTGGCAGATGGCCTGCACTGGTGCGAGGTGGTGCGATTTCGTTTCCTACGATCCGCGCCTACCCGAAAATCTCCAACTCTACATCTGCCGATTTGAACGCGATGATGCGCGGATTGCGGAGATAGAGCGAGAGGTCGCCCGATTTCTTGACGAGGTTGACTGCCTCGTTTCAACCCTAACCAAACTCGGAGAGGCGGCATAACATGGCGATCCGTGGAAACACCTCCCCCGCACCGTCGCTAACAGCTATACCACTCCAGCGCATGTTGGACCGAGGCAACCGTGACTCGGTAACCACCGCTACGGACGGGACCAGCGCTCTCGCCATGGAACCCCCCGCTCTCGAAGGGACCATTGAGCCAGCGAGGCTGGCCACCATCGAGCCAGCCAAGCGCTTAGAGGTTTTCACCACCCCCGGCGGCCTGAATTCCGTCATCGAAGCAATCATATTGGTGGCTCGCAAACATAAACCGGATGTGACCACCGATAAGGGACGGAAGGCCATCGCCTCCAATGCCTACCAGGTAGCCAAGTGCAAGGTGCTTTTGGACGACGCGGGCAAAGAAGAGACGGCCAAGGCCAAGGAAATCCCAAACAAGATCGACGCATCCCGCCGCGATATGCGAGCCCGCCTGGAAGCCCTCCAGGCGGAAGTGCGCAAGCCTCTGACAGACTGGGAAGCGGAACAGGAACGCATCGAAGCCGAGCGCGTGGCCGCCGAAGAAGCCGCCGCCCTTGCCCGCCAGATCGAGGCAGACCACGAGATCGCCCTAACGCTCAACTGGGCATACGACCAGAAGCGCCGTGAAGAACTGGAGGCGCTGGAGCGGGACCAACAAGCACGAGAGGAAGAGATCGCCCGCGAAGCAGCTGAGAAGGAACGCCAAGCCGCCGCCCAACGTGAAGCCGATCTGAAGGTAGCAACCGAGAAGGCGGAACGCGAGAAGGCTGAAGCCGAACAACGCGCCCGCGATACCGAAGCCAAGGCGGAACAGGATCGCATCGCCGCCGAAGCCCGCGCGGCCCAAGCCAAGATTGACGCCGACAAGCAGGCCGAACAAGCCGCCATCGAAGCGCAACAAGCGGAACGCAACCGGCAAGCCGCAGCGAAGAAGGCCGAGGATGACGCCGCCGCCGCACGAGCACGCGACACGGAACACCGAAAGGTTTTCAACCAGGAAGCACTACAAGACCTCATCCGTATGACCGGTTTGGATGAGGAGAAGGGCAAGGCTGTTATCGGGGCTATCGCTATGGGCCGAGTCCGTCACCTCTCGATCAATTACTGAGGACGCAATGACCACCAAGGAAACCATGTGCCGATGGATCTTCACGCGAGACGGCGAGACGCGGGCGAAGTCGTTCTTCCACCGCGTCGACGAGGCCGAAGCCCGCAAGGTCGGCGGCTTTGATGAGACGTGGACCGCGCGACAGGCTGACATTCCGTTCGAAGTTGGCCCCGCCATCGACATGGACGCGGAGATGAAGACTTTCGTCGTCTATTTCACGCGCGAGCAAACAGCATCGATTGAGGTGCAGGCGCGGAGCGAAGAAGAGGCGAAGGAGTTGGCCGACCCGTCACAGATCAACGACTTTGATGAATCTGAACCTTGGGAATTTGACTATGTATTTTCCGAGTAAACGTCCGCGCATTCAGCAGAGCTGACCCAACACAACCAACACGGACGGCCCGATAGGCTGATCCTGTCCAGCCTCGCCCAAGGAGGGCAACATGAAAGCCCGAATCCATCCCGATCTCGTCAACATCATCGACGCCTACTTCAAGGGTAGCGAGGGGCATAAGAACGATCCGAAGTTCCTTGCCCTTGCGGAGCGCATCGCCGGACAGGAGGTGGACCTCGTGTTCACCCACGGGGATGCCTTTGAAGCCATCGACAACAACTACTGGCTCCCCGAGTGCTGCTGGGAACCCGCCGAATAGGCTCTTGCCCAAACCGGAGGCACCGTGTATCAGTTTTCAACCGACTACGAAGACCTGTTTCGGCTGCTCTGCTCTGGGGAAATCGCCGTGGGATTTGTGGACTACCGATTCGACCACAACACCGAAAACCCGCCCATGCGTGATGTCGTCAAGATCGAGAGGCACGGCCCTGGTCAAATCTTCATCGGTGCCCGGGGGGTCGCATACGGGTCCATCAACCCGTTCATGTGTAAGGGCCAGGAGGAAGTAGCAGTCTTCGCCGGTATATGCTCCACCATCAATCTAGCATGGGTCCCGGCTCAGGTGACGCACGATGCCTCCACCCACAGAGAGATGGTGCTGCACGAGGAAATCGCCGTGCTTCAGGATCGGGTCGCGGAACTGCAGTCGGCGCATGTATCTGCGCTGAACGATCTGGCGTCATGCCAGGCCGTCAATCGAGAGATTGACCGGCAGTTTGACGAAACGCTCACCCAGCGCGAGGCATACCACAAATGGGCTGACAAGCTCGCCGACGCTATCGCAACCCATCTCGAAGAGGACATCGGAGAGCACTCCAGCGCGAACAATCCATGGGCGAACGCCCTTGAATTCATTGGAAACAGCCGGTGCCGGTAGCTTAGCCCCTCGCAGAATCTTACGGAGGTCCGATGCGGATCTGGAAATACCCCCTCAAAGATGCCGACCAACAGAACCTCAAACTCCCGGTGGGGGCGAAAATTCTGACCGTCCAGATTCAGAGAGGAGTGGCTTGTCTATGGGCCTTGGTGGATGAGGAGATGATGCCCTCCACCGAAATTCGCACCATCGCCATCTATGGCACCGGCAACCCCATGCCGGATGAGGCTGGCGAATATATCGCCACCTTCCAGGCGGGTGAGTTTGTTTTCCATGTATTTGAATACAAGTAGTCGGCTGTTCGGGAGTCAAGGAGGTGCCACATGCAATTCAGGCCACGCGATTATGTGACTCTGATGGCCGACAGATCTGCCCACGGTGTGGTAGTTGGGACCCGCTACGGATCCCCCAATCCGATGAGACCAGATCGCGTCTGGGTCGCCTGGGAAGGGAAGCCAGGCATGCCAGCCCACGCGCCTGATGAACTCACTCTCATTGAACACGGTATCAAGCCATAGATGTCCAAAAAAAGGTAAACCATGGAACCGATGGGGCAGTATGAACGGAAGTCCGCAGCCAGCAAAATCGACGGTTACCTCAGCGTATGTGAACACAAACGCTACACGAACCCGGAACTCGAAAAAGTGGAGAGCGTTGAACGGGCGCGAGTTGAGTGCCTAATTCATCTCCGGCGTCAAATAGAGTGTGTTGAGTCCCTGACTGTCGAGCAATTTTATGCAGAGAAAGAATCTACGCGAAATCTGGCGTTCTTCCGCGAAACTCGCGCTTCCGAATCAAAGTAGCACCTGTCCAAATCTATGCCGAAACGATACCGATCCCGTCCCTACATTCCGGGCACCCTCCGCGCCTACTGGGGCGTATGCGAGAGGGGGGACCTCCCGTGCCTTGTCGCCAATGGGCTCAAGCCTGACGCCGGGACTCTCCTGCATTGCTGGAACCGGAAAGAGGAACTGCCCGACAGGTTGCGCCCGTTCTTCCTCCCTGGTGATGACGGCATCCGTCCCTCCTTCATGGAGGAGCTTGAGGCGCGAGGCTACGACCTAACCACCCTTCGCTTTTCCATCAAAAAGAAGCAGCCCAAGTGAGCCCGTCCAAATCCGCACCGCTGCTTGACGGCCGCCGACCAGATTTTTGATACCTCGGCGAACCCGCATGAATGCTCGAAAAGTTTTATCCGGACAAGCATTCATGCGGTACCGCAAACCTAAACACATCCTGTCCATTCCCCATGACCCTTGGAGCCTGAATTGATCGCCGCCCTCTTCGTAGAAACCAATGGATGCTACTTCGGCCTACCCGGAGTCGATCCCTGGGATATCACGCGAGACGCCAAGCTCTACGAGGGTCCTTACCCGGTCGTGGCGCATCCCCCCTGCCAGAGGTGGGGCCGGTTCGCGGAAGGCTCGATGACGCTGAAGATCCACGAAGCCGGGGCCGACGACGGGTGCTTCGCCTCGGCCATGCTGTCCCTCATCCGGTTCGGCGGCGTGATCGAGCACCCGGCCCATACCAGGGCTTGGCCCGTCTACAACATCCCCACGCCGCCCAAGACTGGATGGCTCCAGGTTGGGGCCTTTGGCTGGACGTGCGAGGTGGAGCAGGGCCACTATGGGCACCGCGCCCGGAAGAAGACCTGGCTCTATGTGATCGGCCCGAAGCCTCCGGAGTTGATCTGGGGTCCCGCCGAGCAACGCCTCCCAGCGAAGCGCCTAGCGGAGCGCGGGTATGAATCGGCCCGTCGCTGCGGAATCGTCGCCAACATGTGCTCGAAACACCGTCAGCGAACACCCCCGGCATTCCGGGATCTCCTGCTTTCCATCGCGGCCCAGTGCGACCGCACCGTCAAGAACTGAGCCTGTCCAAAACCATTCGAAGACGATTGATACCCATCTACTAACCTAACCCAGAATTAGTATTGGAGCCAAGCTCATGCCTGAAACCGTTGAAGCCATCCGAATCCAGCCGCGAGGGTTTCGCCCTGCTGCTGCGGCGGCCTATACCGGCCTCACGAAGGATTGGCTTAATCGGGCCCGCATTTATGGTGAGGTAGCGGTCGCGCTTGGTCTCCGGAAAGCGCTGGATCACGCCGCACGGGTTGCTCTGCGGATCCCTCAGCCCCCAGAGTTCCGCCAGCGAGAGCATGCGGGAGACCACTGCCAGGGATTGATTAGCCGTCCGAGGCATCCCCCTCATGGCGTGGTGTAGTTTGCCAGCGTCGCCCAAGGCAAATACCTGGACAGGGATCTTGCCGACGGCGGGGAGAATGTGTCGATCCAGGAGCACCCGGTAGGTTCGCACCGTGGACGCCGCCAGGCTGGGGCAGTGCTCATCCACGAAACGTTTGGCAAGATCCGCCATGGTCACACCGGCATCCCGGGCCCGGGCCGGGTCCTCCCCGTTGTCCACCTGGACCTGGAGTTCCATCGCCTTCCGACGGGCCATATCTGGGAGCCATGTTGGCCACGCGCCAATTGTGTAGCGGTGCGGTGCGCCGTTGAACCGGTAGCGGTAGGCCCATGTCTTGGATCCGTCTGGTGATACCCTGAGCACCAGGCCCGGGGCGCCACCGTCAGACACCTCGTACCGCGCGGCCTTCGCCGGGAGTTTCCCCACCGTCTCTTTGGTTAATCCACTCTTGGCCATGGCATCTCCGGGACACACGGGGGACACACCAGGGACACACTAGGCCATTCCAAGCCATTCACGCAAGTCTCAAACTGCTTGAAAACATTCGCTTCCATTCCATGCCATTCACGGTAGCCGAGACTTAAAATCCACTGCCCGCAAGGGCGTCCCGGTTCGAATCCGGGTGCGAGCACCAATGATCTACGAGGATTCCCGGGGGATGGGCGAAACCGCCGGGGACACACCGGGGACACACCAGGCCCCTCTAAAAAAATATTTCACTCCCCCTCTTACGTATCGGTCACAATTGACCGATACTATGTGCATCGGGGATGAGACCCGCAGACACAGGGAGATGAGATGAGGACCTACGCTTTCAACCTCGAAAACATGACCAAGGCAGCCGAAGAACTCCGCCCCATCATTTCCACTGACCGCGAGTTTGCCGCTGAATGCAGCCGGTCGATGTCGCCCCAGCAGGTTGATGGCAAGCTTTCCGGCATGATCGTTTATCTTGACAAGGACGCCGATTCCCGCCTCGCAACAGTCGTCGCCAAGTATGGCGCGCGCGCATAAGGAGTGCCAATGTCTATCCAACTCCATGCCCACATCCTCCACGTGGATGGCTCCGTGACCCACGAAACCGCAGTGCTGCCTCGTTACCGCTGCCTGTTGTCCGCGGTTGTCACTTTTGGCTCTCGCGCGCGACGAAATGATCCCACTGTTGCCGCCGTCAAGACTGACGAGACCGGTAGTCTTTACACGTGGGTTGGCAATTACACGCCCGAGCATGCCCAAGCTTTCGCCTCGTGGCAACTTTCGGACCTCTAATCTGTCATCCCTCAATCGCCCCAGAAGGGGCTTTTGGGGTGTAACCCGGGCGCGGACCCGCAACCACAGGGAGATGAGATGACCAGCAAATTCCAAGTGACCCGCGAATATCAACTCGGTGGCCGCTCCACCTTCGGCACTAGCACTGTTTCGGGCCTGATCCGGACCATCAATCAGGACCTCAAGGGCATGCGCGAGGGTGGCGATTGTCAGGGTATCGGCTACACGATGGCCAAGAATTCCGCCATCTCCCTCGGATTGGTTGAACTTGAGTGCGGTGGTTGGCTGATCCCCGGCACCGAAATTACCATAACGGTTGCCGAGTAATGCCCCGCCCAACCACCCTCCCTGCCCCCTGGCGCTCCCTGGCCGCCGCGCTCGGGGGCGCGGAGCCCCTCTACGCTGCCACCATGGCCGCCACCGGGTGTAGTCTATCCACGGCCAAGCGCATCGTGCGCGGGACTGGTAGGCTCACGTTCGCCGAATTTTGCGCCGTGCTCGCTCTGTTTCGAAAACACAAACTCCCACCTCCGGAGGTGATTCCATGATCCGCTCCGCCTTTCTCGCCCTGACCCTTCTCGCTGGTCTCTCCTGCACTCAGACGGTGCCACAGGGGCCGGTTGCTCAAGCGCCGGTGTTCACGGTACAGCCCAAAGACGAATATGCCAACGTTGGGAGCGATGCCATATTCGTGGTTGAGGTTACGCCTCAACATGGGGTGACATTCACATGGGAGTGTCGGATTCGGGATACAGAGACCTGGGAACCGGTTGACGGTGGGGACACCGCAACCTTGACCCTCAAATCCGTCATCACCGAGCAAAGCTTGAATACCTATCGGTGCGTTGCTACCAATGGTTTCGGGAGTGTTACATCCGAAACCGCAACACTGATCGTATCGACACCCTAATTACCACCAGCGAATCTGAGCCCAGCCATCGGACCCGTTCCCGCCTGTCCTGTTGGAGGCATAAGTACCGCCTCCACCCCCACCAGCACCATGACTTGAGGCATCGGTCGCTGCTGTTGTCGAAGACCCGCCGTCTGTTCCCATGGCGTTTGGGGCTGATCCTCCTCCCCCTCCTTGCCCCGTTCCACCACTTGCCCCTCCTGCTGGGTTTCCGTCCGAAGATGCTCCCCCAGAGGTTCCTCGACTTCCACCGCCAGACCCAGACCACATGTCGCCAGCGGTATAACTCTTCTTGTATACGCCTGCCGCACCAGCAGCTCCACCAGCCTGAGAGATACTCCCAGCACCTGGGACCCATGTCATGGCTCCTCCGGCGCCTCCTGTGCCTGCAGCATACCCACCGCGCCCACCCTGAGCTAACAGTAAGGCCACGCCACCGCCACTCAGGCTAGAGTCTCCACCAGCTACACCGTTGGCTTGATATGCTCCGCCAAGACCCTTGGCCCCAACGACGATTGTGTAGGTAGTCCCGGGCGTTACCTCAAAGGTGCAGATGCCGCAAGCTCCACTTCCACCGCCACCACCACCGTTACTGGTGTCCGCTGCTCCTGCTCCACCGGCACCGGCACCGATTAGCGTAACCTCAAGCGAGTACACCATGGGCGGGCATGTCCATGAATACGTCCCCGGAGACGAGTATATTTTGGATCTATTACATGCCAAATCGGCGACCGTCGCGGCCTTATATCCCGCGATGTTGACCGATCCTCCGATCTCCATCTGACACGTCGCGTCCGTGGTGCCGTCGATATAGGTCGCCGTGAAGGGGAATGCACTGATACGCATCCCAACCGGCGCATTCCCCGTCGTGCCCGCGCTGTAGTTGGTGCTCTGGATATCGTTCCCCACCCGGCAGAACAGCGTGGTGAGAGTGCCGTCGACGATGGTGTTGGCGTCGTTGCAACGACGGAGGTAGAAGAAATTGAACCTTCCGCGATTCGGTGTGGCGTGAGCATTAACACGCAGAAAAACTCGCATTTTAACGGGAGGATTACCAGATGTTTCCACCGTCGCAGGAGCGAGCAATCTAATTTTATCCAGCACAACATTCCATACACCAGTTGATCCCGTGCTTAAATATCCTGTATACCCAGCGTAATCTTGGTCTGAAAACTGGACATAAAATCCAACATTACCACCATCCATTGAGCAAACGGCTCCCTCCAGGTAGTAGCTCTCCCCCGCCTTACACGGTAGCCATGGCGTTATCTGCACCAACGTGATAGCTGTAGCATTACCCTCAACATAGCGATGCCCACCGTTCTCGGGCGGATTAAATAATGTAGCCAATGTGCCCGAATTATTATGTATCCCAGCGCCCTCGTAAGATCCATAAGGCCAATCGTTGGAGTTGTCATCAGTATATTTTGACGTCGGATTCGGTATTAGGTTATCAAAATTCGCGACAGTAAGGTTCTTGGCCAAGATCGTATTTGCTGCGACCAGATCACCCGTGATGGTATTCGCGGCGATCTTGTCGCCAGTGAGGGTGTTGGCCGCTATCTTGGCAGCGGTGATTGTGAGGGCCGCTATCTCATTGGCGGTGACTGCTCCAGCTGCAAGTTTCACTGTGGTGATGGCGCCAGCAGCTATCTCCGCCGCCGTCACGGCTCCAGCCGCGATCTTCGCGGTTGTGATCGCATCCGACGCGATCTCGTTGGCCGTGATAGTTCCGACAGCGATTTTGGCGGCTGTAACGGCATTGGCCGCAAGTTCAGTGGTGCCGATGGCACCAACTGCGATCGTTCCTGCGGTGATGGTATTGGCCGCGATGTTGGCGGCTGTAATCGTGTTGGCCGCGATCTTCGCGCCAGTGATGGTGTTGGCCGCGATTTTATCCGCCGTCACAGCGAGGGCATCAAGCTTCGCCGCGGTGACGGTTCCATCCACAATCAGGTCGCCATCGGCTCGCTGCCATAGCCGGACGCCAGACATGTAGATCTGGGCTGATGCCGTGGAGTTGAAATTCAGCAGTGCGATGAGCTTCAGATACTTCGCGGAAGTTGGGATCTTGGCCGTCTCATCTGGTCCAAAATTTATGGAATACTTCGTCCATGCGGTCGGGATCACCGTGTTGGTGCAGGTCGGCATATAGGAATAGGCGCCGTTTTGCCAACCTGCCGGAGCCACTGTGGCTGAATTGATCCCCACTTTTGCCGCATCATACCACTGCACACCCGCGTAGGCATTGGCCGCCGTGGCGCCAACCTGTTTGAAGAGAAATTCAAGGTGGTAATTCCTGGCTGCGTCCACCGGGATCAACAGGCTGTAGGCTGCGGTGTAGTCCCCTGCCACATTGGCGATGGCCGTGGAACCCACTGGAAGGTCGGTTATCCCGGTGATCAACGTGGAGACATTGGTCCAGGCTGTTAAATCCTCACAGGCAGGATCAGCGTTCAACGCCGCTCCACGCCCGGTAATCAGGATTTTCGATGCCGTCACGGCACCGGCGGCGAGTTCTGACGTCGTAATTGCGCCCGCTGCGATGCAGGCCGCTGTAATGGTGTTCGCCTCGATTTTTATTGCGGTGATGGCACCTGCCGCGATCTCGTTAGCGGTCACTGCCAGTGCCGCGATCTTCTCGGTTGTGACGGCATTATCGGTGATCTGGGTGGTGGTGATGGAACCGCTCAGATCAGTCGCGGGCACCGCCGCCGTCCAACCCGCCCCCGTGAAGCGGTAGAGCTTGTTGTCCGTTGTGAGTGTTACACAATCGCCCTGCACATAGCCCGTCCAAGGCGTTGCGGGCAGGCTGGAAACGATTCGCACTGGTCTGAGCCCAGACGCGAACTTCGCGACCGTCAGGGAGGCATCCGCGATCTTTGCGGCGGTGATGGCGCTGTCGGCAATCTGTGCCGTCGCCAGGGCCCCGCTCAGATCCGCCGCGTGCACCGCCGCTGTCCAACCCGATCCAGTGAATCGGTACAGCTTGTTGTCCGTCGTGAGGGTTACACAATCCCCCTGCACGTAGCCCGTCCATGGAGTCGCAGGCAGGCTGGAAACAATCCGCACAGGTCGAATGCCGGTGGCGAACTTTGCGACCGTCAGGGAGGCATCAGCGATCTTCGCGGCCAGTACCGCTCCGTCTGCGATCTTTGCCGATGTCACAGCGAGATCGGCCAGGATGGTGGCGTCCACACTACCGGGGGTCAGCTTGGACACAGCAGGTATCTTCCCGTTGACGTCTAGGAAATCAGCTTTTCGCATTGCATCTGTCGCGTTGACTGAGATCTGGTACGCCGGATAGGCGCCCGCAATGGCGCTCTGGAGTGCGGCCCGAGTTGATGCCACGGTATTCCACAGCGTGCGTAGTGATGCCCCACCACCTGTTCCTAGACTGGTGTCTGTGGCCATATTAAGGTAGGCCCAGTTCGGGGAAGATCCACCTAGATTTTGCAGGAATGCGGTGACAGCAGCAACCGCGTTGTCGTAGGCAGTGCTCGAGACGCTGAGCGTCGTGGCCTTCGCGTCCAGATCGGTCTTGGTCTGCAATTCGGTGTTGTACCGGATCAGCAGTTCGGGCTTCTTCGCGCGGGACAGGGTGTCGTCGTTGTTGATCGTATCCACGCCGCTCTGTGCCCCATCAGCCAAAGCCTTGGCCACGGCTGATATGGCAGCCACCAAAGCGGTGCGCGCGTCGTAGTAGGTCTGGAAATTGGTCCTGAATGTCGCCGGAGTAATGCTTGTGGTGGTCCCCAGGTTGGCATCAGCGATCCAAGACGGGATGCCGCTGGTCCAGGTGGTGCCTGCATTCAGGTACGTCGCGAGTGCCTGAAATGCGTTGTCATAGGTCGTCTTCGCCGTGGTAATCCCAAAGGCCGTAGCCTGGGTATCGAGGGTGGATTTTTCGGAGGCTATGACGTTCCATTCGCCTCTCACTGATGATTTTTCGACGGCTGTGAATTTACTATCGGATGCGATGTCCGAGAGCGTGGAAAGGGCTGTGGTGGCATCTCCCTGTGCCAAATCTGCGAGACTCTTCGCCTTCGCTTCGACCGCGTTTACCAAGCCGGTTCGGCCCGAGAAATAGTCCTCGAATTTGGATCGGAACGTTGCTCGGGTGATGGTCGTGGTCGTTCCAAGGTTGGCATCAGCAATCCAAGTTGGGACACCGCTCGTCCAGGTCGTGCCGTTGTTCAGATAGTTCGCGAGTGCCTGAAAATTGGTGTCGTAAGTGGTTTTCTCGGTGGTAATTCCAAAGGCGGTCGCCTGAGAATCGAGCCCCGCTTTTTCTGCAGCGATGATGTTCCATCGAAGCCGGATATCCTTTTTCTCGCTCGGGGTGAACTTCCCGTCTGCGGAAATATCATCCACGTCATCCATGAGCCCCTGGAGCGCGGGTGGGAGATCCGTGTCCGGGACATTTACGGTGGACTGAGTTGGGATGCTTGACCGCCCATGGGGATAGATCGCCACGACGCGAATTCGGTAATCCCCTGGTTCGGCGTTGACGAGTTCGGCATAACAACCCGAGAGCCGCATGGGAAGCCATGGGCCATAATCGAGCGATGCGTCTGCACGGTAGCCGATGGCCTTGGTATTGGCCGTCCACACCGCGCTCACGAAAGGGGATATCACGTTCTGGCGAGTCGATATTCCTGCCGTCACCACAAGGTTTGCTGGGGCTGTCGCCGCAATCGGAGTGCCCGCCGTGAACGCCGTCACCGTAGGCAGATCACACAGATCGTACTTGGCCGGATCATGGTAGAGCGCGGTCACCTGGCGCTTCAGTGGGCCGTTGTCCTTGATGGAGACGACGCGATAGAGCCGAGCGGATGATGCTTCGTGCAGGCCCCAGACGCCCATGAACGGGGGAGCAGCGCTGAATGCAGTCCCAACGGTCACCATTGATACGGTTCCAGCCGCAGTGGTCACGGTCCTGGATTCGACGGCGCCCGTTTCAAGGCGGCACTTCAGGGTGTAGGTCTGGCCAGACGCCAGCACCACAGGCCTGTCCAATGTGATCTGGGTTGTGGTCGCCGCGAGCACGCGCCCGCCAACGCCGCCCTTCTTGGGGTCATCGACCTGGATGATGTTCCCGGGCCGGACGTTCATCGAGTCGAGGCCGGGTTCGAATGAAACCGTTTCCGCGTTCAGCTTTTCGGAGAGCAGCACGTAAAGGCCCAGGCGTTGCGCCGCGCCCTGGGTGGTGAGCCCGAAGCCCTGGATCTCTATCGGGTTGTAGCCGTACCGAGCGATGGAGGCGGCGTCTTCAACAGCCTCAACCGCCTGGGCATACCCTGCGGTCGGGTCGTTCCACGTTATCAGTGCGGAGTTGTGTCGTGCCTGCCGTGCGACGCCCTGATACTCAAAATTGCCGCCAGCCACGTTCGCGGGCGTGAAGAGCGCAACTGGCGATTCATCCACGTCCTGCACGGGCATGACTTGACCGCCCGCGCTGTAGAGCATGCCCCGGAATGCGGAGGCGAGGTTGCCAAGGACCGTGATGGCGTTCTGTTGTCCCTGGATATGGATCGAGCAGGTGAAGCGCGGCTCGGTGCCTCCCAGTCCATCGGGAACGTCCTCATCACACACCTGGGAGATGGCATAGAGTTCCCATTTCGAAACGGAAAACCTCGAAGACGAAACGCCAGCGCCCCATCGGGTGTTGATCGCGGTTTCGTAGAACAGCCATGCCGGGTTGTTGGTCCAGGCGAGCTTGAAAGTTCCATCCCACGTTCCGCCGCTCGTGCCCGGGCCGGTGGTTGCATAGGTTCTGGCAATGGGATCGTAATTCGTTGGGACATGGCAATAGACGCCGTAGCACTCCGCATGCACCTGCGGAAGACTGGGGAACACCTCGGCATTGAGCAGGACGCCAAGACAAGCCGTGTTCGGTCTGCGAAGTTTCGCGTCCGTTATTTCCGTGTAGGAGTCCCACCAAGTGTCGTTCTGCGTGTAGGCGTCTGGAGCATCATTGGTCCAGCGCTTCATGCGGATCTGCCATGGTCCCGCCGAAGGCAATTCAATTCGATAGCCCTTGATGTATGGGCTCCCGAACTTGCCTTCGATCATTCCGTAGACGCCACCGCTGACAGGGTCTTCCAGGAAAGGCACGGTCTCCCATGCGCCACCGTTCCAGCTTGCCGATTGCCGCTGG